TCGATCATTGTTTTCACAAGTTGACCCATGGGTGTTTCAAGAATCTTCAATTTACCATATCCGTTAGGTCCATCCATCCACATACTCTCAATCATATGTGATACTCGATCAAGGTTAATTTTAAGATCATCTGGATGGTCAACTTCGCCTAAAACGCTGTTACCGTTTTTAATCTGCTCGTTGATGGTAGTTACAGCATCAGTAATCTCAGCAACGGGGTAAACACGCTCGTTTGCGTTTTTAACCCCGCCCTGAATACAAATGCCTTTCATGTAGAGATCCTTGCCGCCCATAGAATTTTCTGCTGCTTCAACAACAACATTTGCTTCTTGGTAAGTTAGGTTTTCTCTCAAGTATAACATAGAAATTATGCTTTACTCATTGTTGCGCCTTTTGGATTTTGCGCATCTGTTTGTGTTGTTGAAGTTGGGGTTGGTGCACCTGACTCTTCACCAGTCATGTCAACTGCTTTGCCGCCCATGTCGTTCTTTCCAGCAACTGGACCTGCTGATCCATCGCCTTCTTCACTTGTTACAGGCGCTGGTGCCTTTTCAGTGTATTCGCGAACCATTTCCTCAGTCTCCTCTTCGACTGATTCCATTTCATCTTCTTCTTCACCTTCTTCGTCGCCCATGTCCATATCCATGTCCATTTCTGGCTCCATGTCCATTGCGTCGCCGTCGTCAGCAGCATCATCACCACCCATAAGTGCTTCAAATTCTGCTTTCAATTCGTCAAGAGCATCTTCTAGATCTACAACACGGTCTTCCATGTCTTCGTCATCTTCATGCTCATCTTCCATTGATAGACCTTCTTCATCGGCTTCGATGTCGTCAATCATATCATCGGCAGCATCGCCACCTAGTTCTGCTTCGTCAAAATCTGATTCTTCTTCTACTGCTTCATCTTCTTCGACTGTATCTTCGTCTACTTCTGCAGTTTCTTCAACTTGATCCTCATCTGTGAGACTCTCATAGATGTCACGTGACTTCTCAACCACGATTTCATGGAACAAATCTTTTGCGCCCTGCTCATCTTCTGCGATAAACAGTTCAATCAATTGCTCATACTTGCTTGTCATTTGTATAACTCCTATATTCATAAGGCATTTGTAGTTTTATTTAGTAATAACTATTTATATAGGGTAAAATGCGTACTTTTTGGACTCAAAAATATACTAAGGGGTTATGCCGCTGGTGCAGGTGCAAATTGCTTGCGAATCTCTTTGATAGATTCTTGATATTCTACTGCTTTAAGGTCGCTAAGTTTGCGCAATTTGCTTAATTGCTCTAGGGTAAGACGTGTCTTACGAGTATCAGTTTTCATAGCCGCTGTGCTATCTTGATACTGTGGTTCGTCTTTATCCTCAGCGTGTGCTACAATAGGCGACCCATTTCCTATTTCTCGTGTAGGAATGTTTGGATTTTTACTGAACATATCAACTCTCGCTGATACTTGTGTAAATGCCGGTGCGTCTAATTCAAATAATAACATGCAATTATTTATCCTATCCACGCCTACGTGTTCTAACTCTAGGATACATTAATCCACTTGTAGGACGACTATTGACGTCTTTGTTGTATGTGTTGAACACCATATTACCTGATGTTTGCCTGTGGTTCTTCCATAGTGTAATTCTATCAATGTTGCTACCGTCAAGTGTAACTCTTGTAGAAGTATCAGTGGTTAAAACATCTGTTGCTGGCGCACTGCTTTTGTATGGATGATCTGAAGGCAAACTTCCTTCTTGTGCCCACTTGTGAGCAAGGTATCCTTCCATACGTTCTACATCACTCACGTCTGTGCCGCCAAGTCCTGGCATCGCAGCAAAACTTACAAACTCTGCCATTTGACCGCCCATTCTCACGTTGGCTCTGTTTCTAAAGAATCGCAAATCTAAGTTGGTGCTTAGACTATTGTCGTAGTCGCTAACGGGAGTGAATGCGTTTGAACCATTTATCCTTACAGCAATCTGGTTGCCTGTTTTGTTGAATATAGCACATATAATAACCCAAGTGTTTTGTGCTATGCCTGAATCAAAAGTCTCTGCGTTTCCTATGGTTGACGATATCCTGCTTGAACTCAATCCATCTAAATCCAACTCACCGTCAAATGCACTTGAGTTACTAGAACTTACACTATAGTCTCTTTTACTACTCGCCGATACAGTATTGTTTTCTACACTCCAAAACGAATCTCGAATGTTGTTGATGGAATTCCACTGGAACAGTCCAATGGCCCAGTGATTACCTAAACTGTCAACTTGAGCAAATTCGTCAGTTGTAAAATCTTCATCTGGAACAAATGTAAAAACATTCTTACTATCAAGTGTGTTAGATACATTAGGTGTGCCGTTTACTGTGACTGTGGCATTGCCTTTTTTGTCTGTGACTGCAGTGACATTTGATCCACTCAGTGTATAACTACTGGTATCTGAAGCATCAAACCAAGCGGCTGTAGATCCACTTACTTCTGTTGGTGACCAGGCTGTGCTAGTGTCCCCTGTGTCCGCCATCAATCCTGTGACAGCATTGTTTTGTAAATATGTTCTTGCTTGTGCCTGTGTCAGTGTAGGATATACTTCTGCTAAACAAGCCAGCAAACCTGCTACGAAAGGTGAGGCATAACTTGTGCCGTTTTGCGATCCCATTGTATCATGTTTTGGTGTATTGCTTTCCTGTCCGTAATAGGGATTACCAAAGGCAATTTCACTTTTCTCCATTGCACCCATTACACGCTCACCTGCGGCATATACATCTATGCCCGGTCCCCATTCACTGAAGTCTGCTTTACCTTGGTCTATGCGGTCACTCAATGCACCTACGTTTATTGCTCCGTTGAATGAGAAGTTGCTGCCACGCATATAATAATCTCTGAATGGATAGTAGCCACTAAAGAAATAGTTCCTGTTCGCATATGCAGCGCCAGCAACCATATAGTTGTCATAGTTGTCGCCACCTGACACATCAGTGTATCTGTTGTTGTTGCCAGCCGAAGTGACCACAATAACGCCTTCTGCTATGGCATCTACTAGATCACTATCAGGCGTTGGACTGTTTAATGAAAAGTTGGTGTTGCTGGTAAAATTAGTCCACGATTTACCAGCGTTCTTGTACACCCCACGAGCCAACAGTTCAGCATCAGTAAGGAAGGTACTGCCGTTGCCTTTGTCTAATGTTACGCCTTGGAAGTGTGCTACACTGGCACCTGAATAAGTATTGACCGTGCCCAAACTCACATTCACAATGGTAGGATTTTTTCTACCTGTTGCTGGGTTGATAGATTTATTTGCGTGGAATTCTCTAATGTAAGCAAACGCTCTGCTAGTGCTGTTGCCACCTGATTTGCTTCTCTCGTAGGTTAGGTCTAACTGATATACATTGGCATCATTAGCAAGTCCAAATCTTTCACCTGCCGCATAGGCAGCCACTGCTGTCGGATGGGTATCTTCTGCACTAAAGTTATCACGGGCATCTGCGTGACTGTAGGTGTAGTTTGTACCACCTGCGATTGTGTTGTAGTGTTGTCCCCAATTGTAGTCTATTAATCTGCTTGAATATTCTGCGTGATCGCTTAATGTGTCGTTTTCTACAATAACGATATCTACATTCTTGCCACTTGCTGAATATGTTACACTGGTATCAACACGCCTATCAGCAGAACTTCCGGCATCAGCACCCCAGCCCGATCTGTTGTCAGTTTCGATGTGTCTTAGTATTCCCCAAGCGTGGTGATCATTATTGGTGAATGTCACTCTAGTAGCACCGGCGGCGTTTGTATACACCGAGCCAGTTGGACTCGTGGCTTTGGTAAATCTACCTGTGTATGTAGCATCTTTGACTACTGTCTGTCTGTCCAATACACTCTGTGGAACAACCACTTCTACTCTATCGTCATAACTTACTTCTTTTGCTTCTTCTAAGGTAAGCATATAGCCTGTGGTTCTTGAAGTTGGGCGTCTATCGCCGCACTCTACTTTTCTATCTGGAATAGTTATAGCACCGCCTGGTGTTTCCATATCCTCGTAGAAAGCGTCAATGTCTACACCACGTTTTAGTGTAACTTGGAATAATTCCATGTTATGCCTCCAGTTGAAGTACGTTTAGAGTTATCTGCACTGTGGAGGTGCTACCGCTTTTATTTGTAACTCTACAAGGAATAGTTGTTGTTGGACTACTTTCTAAGTTGAATCCATAAGCACCTGGGCTTATAATAACTGTTTGTGCACCTGTTGTGATAACTTCTGCAATAAGTCCTGCATCTGATGTTGGATCGGTACCTTCTGCTCTTGAAGCATCTGCTGTTCTTGTTGCGGCACTAACATACAATCTTACACGAGCCGCTCTGTCTGTTGAGATAGTTAGTAGTGCGTATGCTTTGAATCCTGTGATGTCTAAGTCTGCTTGTGCAGCATCTGCTAAACTACCAGTTGTGCCTGCTTTTGTAGCTCTGCTTTGTAGACTACTGCCTCCGCCACCACTTTGTGAATCTACATATGCTTTGATACTTTGCTGTGTAGCAAGATGATTTGCGCTATTACTAGCCATATCATCTTCATCTAGCACACCTGTTCCTGTTACTGTACCGTTTATATTGATACTGCCTGTGCCACTAGATGAAAGTATAAGATCATCATTTGATCTATTTGCTGATACGTTATTATCAG